ACCATGCCTGTGTGCATGTGTCAACGATGTCATCGTTGGGGTGAGCAGGGAAGGCCGCGCATATATCAATTAAATCTTTAGCCCATTTTCGGCTGGAAGGGAAGAAAATCCTTCCATCCTCCAAAAGAGCGGAGCTGGCATGGGCGCGAGCTTCCTTGTCACGATCTGGACTGTAGGCCAAAACTGGCACTCCAGCCATGCGTAAGTCTTGCAGCAGCGACTGTCCTGACGCCTTTTTTTCGATCAGAACCGCGTCTGGCTCCCATTCTTCGTATGCATCTTGCGCCAAGCGCCGAAGGTCAGGGTAGCTGACCTTATCCCACCATGCCTCCAGCACAATGGCGCATGTTGCGCCTTTGTAGGTAAACACGCCCCAAGTGGTTCTGGCGCTAAAGCTGGAGCTTTCCTTGGCCTCGAATGCGGTATCGTATGATTGCAGCACATATTCGATGTCAGGCATTTCCTCCTTTTCCCAAGGAACCCACCAGCTTGCCTTCAGGATTCCACCACCTTTTGGCGATGGTCGCTGCTGTAGCTGGCCTGCTGCTGCGTAAGATCCAAGACTGCGCTCCAGCGTTGTTAGGGTTTTTTCGCCAATTCTTTCTGGCCAAAGCAGCTCGCCTTCGGCTGTTCTGGGGTCTGTGAAGCCCAGAGAAGAGCGCGTAGGCGTTGGGTGGCCGATTTCGTATCGGGCTGGCAAGCATAAATGATCCCACTCTTCGCCCAGCTCATTGGCCAGAATGTGGCCTGTGAGATCCTGTTCATGGACGCGCTGCATGATGATGATGAATGCGCCAGTGCGCGGATCGTTAAGCCGCGTTTGCATTGCCTGATCCCACCATTCGAGAACACCTTCGCGCACTTTGGCGCTGTCGCTGTCCACTACGTTGTGCGGATCATCGATGCAGATGATGTCACCACCGTCACCAGTCAGAGCGCCCCCGACTGACGTGGCTATGCGGTATCCTGTCTTATCGTTTTCGAATCTTTGCTTCTGGTTTTGATCGCCAGTCAGCACAAACTGGTCTGCGAAGTGGCGCTTGTACCACGGGCTATCGATCAGACGGCGACACTTGGTGCTGTCTCTGATGGACAGGGAAGAGGCATAAGAGGCGTACAGAAACTTCTTGTGGGGTTGGTGTGTCCACGTCCATGCTGGCAGCGCAACGGCCACGCTGATGGATTTCATGTGGCGTGGCGGCACGTTTATGATCAGGCGTTTGATGTCGCCTTCGACCACCGCTTGGAGGTGATCGCTGATTGCATCAACGTGCCAATTGTTTTGGAAGTCTACGCCCGGTTCAATCGTCGGCCATGCGCTCTTCGTAAACTCCCTCAATGATCTGCGGTATTTCTCCGCTCTGACTTGCTCCAGAGTGAGATTGCTCAAAAGCTCGTTCAATTGCTGCGAGTTCATTAACACCAATCCTTGTTAGGTCGAGGGTGACTTTGTTTTCTGTTTCTACTTTATGCTCTTGCTTATCGACCCAGCCAGCGCGGTTCTTCAGATAGAAGATGATGGCTGTGTTATCGCGTTCCAGCGTTGCATTTTCGAAGAGTGCGTTGGTTACTTCTTCGATGCCCAGCGCCTCGCCCCTTTTTATGGCTTCCGAAAATTCCGAATTTTCTGCCTGATAAAGCTGGAAGGTAGAGACTGAAACGCCCAATGCTCTGGCGCATTGTTCTTTTGTTAAGCCTTGCGCCATTAGTCTTTCTGCGCGTTGCAGCACTTCTTCATTGATTTCGAACTTGGGTCTTCCGACAGGGTTCTTTGATTTTTTCTTTGCCATATGAATACCTTTCCACTTTTGAATTTAGTTTATAAGTTCAAAAAAAGAAAGACCCGCCGAAGCGGGTCAGTTGTATGAGGTCGAAGCAGGCCACAGGCGTGGATCTGTCGAGCAGTAATTATTGATAGCGTTTTTGGCTGTTTGGGTACAGAGTTTTTTTGCGGATGGTTTTATACCTACGCGGCCAAGGTCGAGGCGATCTGCATCCCAGCATGTTTGTACTGTGATGTCTGCGTCTGTGTATCCATCTGAATGATATGTGAGTGCTTCATCAAGGAGGCGCATTTCTTTATTGGATAGGTCGAACCATTTGCCTCTGATTGAGTGTGCGTATTTTGCTGCACGATAGCCGTGCTGTGGATCTCTGTTTTCGTTTCTGCGCTGTGTATCGTGCAGGAGTGCGAAGAGATCGACAACTTTTGTGTTGGCGTTTTCTGCTTTTGCAATGTGTCTGCCATTTTGGAACACGCGCGCCCAGTGTTGGAAACCGTGATAACCTTGGTGGTTCATTTGGTATTGGTCATAGCAGAGTTTTACGAATTGTTTATTTACCATGCGAGCATAAACACCAATACGGCTATGACTAGGATTGCGAAGACTATTCCTGTTGCAATTTCTTTCATCCATCCTTCTGGCTTGAAGTCATAGACATCTACATGGCCACGCAGATTGATTGCTATGTACATTCCTTCTTCGGCTGGCATTTCTCCTGTTTGTGTGTGGACCCACAATAAATCTGATCCTTTTCTTTTTGAGGAGTTTTCCTGCACCCAATCTGGGAATGTTGCTTTAAAGCCTGTGAATTTCCAAGATTTAACGATCATTTTTTTGCTCCAAACATTTTTGTCATTAGTTTTTTACCTTTGTCGGTTAGCTTGATTTCTCTGTGGCGTCTGTCTTCTGGCATCATTTTTATTTCTATTACGTCAGCGCCTTCGACATTTCCTCTGCCATGATCTGCGAGGGAGTGCAGCAGTCTGTTTGTTGTTGACTGTTGGAAGCCTAGCTTTTTGTGCAGATCATTGCTTGTTGTTGGCTGCTCTTGGCATATGGCTGCGAAGACAATCATGTGATTGATTGATGTTTGAGAGTTGTCCACAACATTTTGGAACTCTTTGATTTGTTTTTGGAGTGTGGTTATTTTTTGCATTTCATTCCTCACTGAATATATCTTTTGCCAGATCGATTGGCACTTCGACTGTGCTGGCTCTGAAGTCACACGTCAAACATTTCCGTCTGCGTTTGATTGTTTGAAAGCCATACGTTGAATGTTGTCTTGAGTCTACTGCTGCCATTTTTGTTTTGCAGTTTGGGCATTGGGAGACTGTATCGTAATTTTGTTCTGTCATTTTTCTGGCCTTGGCTTTGGTCTGACCAAAGGCTTTGATGGTTGTTTACTTACGATGCATTGCATTGAGATGTCATTGCCGTAGAGATCATAGATGTGATCGTATAGTGGCTGCGCGAGATTTTCGTTCATCACTGTTTGGCAATGGCTTTGGCTTTCGAACCAAGCGACTGTTTTGATTTGTTCGCCTTGCAGATTGTATGCGATGACGAGAGCTGTGAAGTATTCGATCATGCTGCCTCCTTGATTTTACCATAAAGAATGTTTGGCACATCTTGTTGTTTAAGTTTTTGCACATGATAAGTTTTATTGTGTTTTGGCTTTAACTCACGAATGAGACACTCTTCTTTACGAACTGCGATTTCTTTAGATTGGACCAGTTCCAATTTTATTTCAGAGACAAGATCCCACCAGTGTTTTCCTTTATGCTGTCTCATTCTTTGGTCAAAATCTTTAGTTTGCCCAATGTACAAGAAATCTTTTTGTTTATTTAGGAATGCATAAAGGTAGTGATATGTGTGTCCTTTTGAATGGATCTGCATTATTTCAAGAAATTCTTTTCTTCTATAAATCCCGATTTTTTTTGCTTGCCTTGCCATGTACCAAATTTTTTTACCTTCAAAAAACTGTCCGATTGTTGGCTGATTGGTAAAATACTTATGGTTACCTATGATTAATTCTTCTGCCATCATGCTTCCTCCATATATTTTTCATTGATGGCGATGTAGACGTTTTCCACTCTGACATTCCAAACCTGTGGCCAGTCTGTTGAGCAGACTACTTTGGCTTTTTTCCCACAATAAAAATTGTTGGGATCGCGGATGATGATTTTATCATTGGAGTTAAACATTACGCTGCCTCCTTTTTTCTGAAGGCATCGTATAGTTTGATGGCAGCTTCGTGCCATTTGGTTTTCATAATTGGGCTTTCGCCTTTGACGTGATGCCAAGTTGGGGTATCGCGTGTTGTTCCACATGGAGCTGTGGTTGTGTAGTAGATCAGACCAATATAGGTGTAGTGATCTTCGCCATATTTTTTATAAAGGATATCTGCGTAGGCGTATTCGGTTCCAGATCCGTGGACGCGACAAATGATATCGAATCCGTTTTTGGTGTATTTCATTCTGCGTATAGACATGTGCTTTCCTCTCTCTCTATAACTGACATATAAGCCATCTGGCATAGATTGCAAGTGTTCATAGAAAGTTTTTTTAATGTATTTAATGCATATTAATTGCAGTGGCCCAGACTGCACTAATTCACCCAGCCCAAACCCCTTATTCTTATAGTAAATATATATATATATATTATTTATTGTATTATTACTTCCTACCCTTCCTACCCCCTCTCTGGGGGAGACATGGGGGGATCTGTAGGTACTAATAATAGACTGCATTATTGCAATAAATACATTAAATACTAAGCCATTGTTTTTCATACTAAAAACCCCCCTATTTACGAATGCAATAAATACTGCAATTAAAAATCTGGCTCACCGTTCTCATCGAACTGTGGCTTTCTATAGGTGTATTGGCTGTCAGGAGCTGGCTCTGGGGTGGCCCTCTTCTTATTCACCACACCCAGTGCCTCCAGCTCCCTAACCATGTACGCAGGCATTTCGTTCATGGTCTGCGCTCCACAATATATTTGGTTTCTTTGTTTGGTTTGGATGACCAGACCGTCCAGATGAAATCCATAGTGGCGCTTTGTCCACGCTCTGGAGACATGGCTGGCCTCCACGTCATGGCCATCACTGCCATTGGGCCAGTGTCTATGAACAGCCGTCTGCGCTTTTCAGCGTGCCAAAATGTTGACTTGGTAAGCATTGCAAACGGCACTTTCTTTTCGGCTGATCGCTCAATAAAGTTGGATGCCAGTCTGAATGGTGGATTGGTAATGATGGCATCACAGGCGCATTCTGCGTTCAGAAAGTTCATGTTGCTTTCGCCATATCCCCTGTCATGTAGATCCGAAGATACCACTCTGAAGCCTCGCAGCTCCAAGACTTTTGAGATCGCCCCATCGCCGCAAGCTGGCTCCCAGATGCGCCGACCTCTGAACAGCCACTCAAATCTATTGAGCAGCGCGATGGTGCATTCTGGTGGGGTGGCATAGAAGTCGGCAGCGTTGCGATTATTTTTGGGCGACTTTCCCCCGATGATTGTTGATGATTTCATTTTCTCTCCTCTTAATGTGGTGGTGGTGCGAAGTATGCGAGCCTTGGCTTGCCCCTCTGCCCAGCGTTTGTTTGTCTGCTTTGAATGCCGCGATCTTCTATCAGCGTTTCGAGAACATCCTGACGGCGCTTTGGCTCCATGTTTGCGAAGGCAGAAACCGTGCGTGATATTTGCGAGGCAGTAATACCTTGGAGGCCCGACCTTTCGATCTTATCGAACACTTGCTTGCATGTTGCCTGAAATGGACCTTCGGCCATGTTTGCCCTGAACATCTCAATCGCTTGCTTGGCGTAGTGATCGACATAATCGATTGACCATTGCATTGCATCGATCCCGATTTCATCTTGATCCATTGATCTGGCAATAATCAGCGACAGGCGCATCGCCACTTCGCGTGATCGATTGTACATATCCTCAAGACCAGAGCCGTTTTCCTTCTTTATGGCATCGACCAGACGCGCTTCATATTCGCGCAGCATGTCTTCAGCCTCTGGAGTAAACGGCACTTCAATTGGATGTGGCGGCAAATCATGTGCATTGCCTGTGTCCAGATCACCTTCCTGTGCCTTGGCGTGTTCCTTTGACCAAGCAGTCAAACGCTCTGAGATTGTGGATCTGCGTTTCTTCTGAGACATCTGCACCCCGATACCAGAACGCACAATGATGAATCGGTTTAGCAAACCAGACGCAACATCACCGCCCCCGATAGCTTGCAGAAACTCTGATGGTGTGGACATGCCCACCAGCGTTAGGCTTGGACGCTTGACTACCTTCTCCAGTTTCTCAGCTTCGGACGCCTTCATGGTATTGGTGGCGTAGCCTTGCTGTCGGAGCGTACCATCTTGGCGACCAAAGCATTCCATGATGGTGGTCAATGCGTCTGCCTTGTGCTGCATACCGCGAGCTGCTGCTGACTTGAGTTGACGGCCAAGTTCATCGACCACAGAAACATGTGTGGGCTTTTTGGTCAGAGTTGAGATAACCCCAGCCGCTGACGTGTAGCCTGCTGGACCGATCAGTTCATCCAGACCAGCCTGTTCGAGCAGTTCCTCCAAGACTGTCTTGGAATGCTCCTTGCCTGATCCTGTCTCACCAATGTTCAGAAAGTATAGACTGGAAAAGTTGCGTTGATCTGTCACCCATCTGCGCCCCATGACCACAGAGCCAAATGCTAATGCCGCTTGGACTGCGAATTGTGGCTGTGGCTTGATTGCCGTGACCGTGTAATAGTTGACCACATCTTGTAGGATGCCCGGTACACTGAGCAGATTTTCTGGCAGACCATCCAATGGCCCCTGCTCTTCTTTCTTGGGCTTGGATAAAATTTGCGCGGCAACCTTTGCGCCATGTTCGATGGCCTCCTTGTCATATTCATAATCTGGATCTTGCGTCACATTCAAAAGCTGTGCCGCATCTTTAACTGCCTTGCTGACATTGCTCTGATGTTCGTACTGCAAGTAAAGTTCAAAGGCATCGAAGCTGTGGGCGCTGTCAAAGGGATCGCTGGCATGGTGGCTATAGGCGCGGCCATCATCGAAGAGTTTAACCCCAGCCAATCCAGATGAAGAGTTTGGCGAGAGATATCTGTTGCGCGATGTTGGCTTGTATCCATACTGCACCAAAAGTGTGTGCATATCGTGCGCCTCATTATAGGCATCGATCACTGACGTGCTGTCAGTTTTTGGTCTGGGCTTTCTGGTTGGTTGAAATTCTGCCTTCTTTTTCCAAGGACACATTTCCATAAGCTGTGGCCTAAAGCGATCCCACTCCTTCCATAGTGTTAGAAGCTGCGTTGGTAATTCTGGTAGCCCATCCCAGAT